TTCAACTGATGAAGTTTATGGAGAATCAATGATATCCGAAAATGAAGAGAAAAAACATGAAGGTTCAGTATTATGTCCAACAAATCCATATGCTGCTACAAAAGCAGCCGCAGAATTAATAGCAAAATCATATTATCATTCTTTTAAAATGCCTATTATCATAACAAGAGGAAATAATGTATATGGTCTTAATCAATATCCTGAAAAACTAATTCCAAGATTTATACAACAATTAGTATCAGGAGAACAAGTTACGATTCAAGGTGATGGTTCAAATGTAAGAGCATTTTTACATGTGAATGATGTTTGTTCTGCGTTAAAATTAATATTAGAAAAGGGCGAAATAGGTGAAATTTACAACATAGGAAGCGATGATCATCAAGAATATACAGTATTAGAAGTAGCAAAAATACTTATTGATAAAATAATTAAACCAGAACAAAATGAAATTGAAAAATGGATAAAGTATATTGAAGATAGACCATTTAATGATAAGCGTTATTATATTAGTAATAAAAAAGTAAAAGATTTAGGATGGGAAATTAGAAGAGATTTTGATAAGGGGGTAGATGAATTAATAAAAGTTAGTAAATAATACTATTTACTTTTTACGTTTAGATTTATTTATTTACGTTTAGATTTATTTATTTTATTTTTTACGTTTAGATTTATTTATTTACTTTTTACGTTTAGATTTATTTATTTTATTTTTTACATAATTATAAAAATATTTTTTTGTTTTTATATTTTTAAATTGTTTATTTGTAAACTTGTGAGGTTTATTGTTTTTCTTATTTTGTTTAAAAATTTTTCTTCGTTTACATGTAAAATTATTGGAATTGCCTCCTAATATTCCTGCCAAATATAATGCGCCAACAGAAATTAATCCACTAGTAGCTACGCCAGCAGCAATAGTTCCTTTATTATTATTTATCAAATTATAAGCCTTATTTTTATATTTATTTATTGAAGATGGTTCAGAAGATGGTTGAGAAACATTTCCTGAATTATTATCTGTTGACTGTAAATTATTAGAAGACATAATGGATTGCGCCTCTTCAACACCAGAATCAACGCAAGAATCTATATCATAATTTAAAATAAAATTTTCTAATGAATAATTTTTATTTTTTAAATCTATCCTTAGCGTAAATGAATAATTTCCACATGGAGTTGTTATTATTTCACCTTGTTTAGTAAAAATTAATTGTGATGTAAAGTTAAGTAGTATATATTGTTCTTCTTTTGTTAAAAAAAATTGTATATTTCTATCAAATTTATAATCAAATACATTTTCGGGAGCAATTTTTTTTCCAATGAATAAATTAATATTCATTTGTAATAAATTAGCAATGTTTTGTTGAACAAGAATATCAGTTATATTTATATTATTGAAATCAATCTTAATTCCTTGATTTTTCATTACATCCATAATTTTGTTATTAAATAAATCTGTATTTTTATAGGTGTCTTCAAAATCAAAAGAGAATTTATCAATATCTTTTTTTATATCAAAATATATTTCATTATTTATTTCAATAAGCGGAGTTCTAGTTATATCTTTATTAACTTGATTATTGATACCAGTTGTTATAGCTGAAATAGGACTGGATTTATTATAAATTATAATTCTATTATTACTTAATATCCAATCAACAATTGAAACAAATTTATCAAATGACATATTTGGATTTTGTTTCAAATTAGTTTCAAAAGAACACTTTTTTTGTGGAATCATCAATTCATTAGGTATTATAAAAAAATCATTAAGAGATAATTCATCTCCATTTTTTCTTATTTCGTTTAATTGTTGTTCAAAAGGTAAATATTCTTTCTTCATATATTCTATTATTTTAGTAATTGGTAACCATTTTTCATCAATACTTTTGAAATAATTATATTCAGTTATTAATGCGTTATTTTCTAATTTAATTTGTGTGTTAATTGGTAGAGATTTGAAATCTTTTTTCCTGGTATTTTTATTTTTATTTTTTGTAGGATTAGGTTCCATATATTAATACAATAAAAAAATAAAATTTTATAAGCTTGCTAAAACTATGTAATAAAAAGATACTTATTTCAAGTTCATAATTAATCATAATTAATCATAATTAATCATAATTAATCATAATATTCATTATTTGAATCATTATCAGAATCATTATCAGAATCATTATTAGAATCCATATTTAAATTATTTACTATTACTTCTTCTTCTACATAATCCTTTCCGTCCCATTTTACATTTTTACAATTGAACAATTGGTTCATGTTAATTACTTCAGGTTTATCTTCAAACGCAAACTTAGTAAATAAAGTTGTAATCTGTGAATCATCTCTAAATCTAGCACTATAATCTTGTTGAATATTATTACGTCCGATACGTCCTAAAGCTTGAATAATCTTTTCTTGAGTTAAATCCAAATCTTTACTTAGATAACCATGACAAAACTGGTAATTAGTTCCATAAATATAATCACTATCAGCAATAATCAAGTATAATTTTTGTTGATCCGCTAACTTTTTCATAATTTCTGTATAAGCGCTACTTTTGTGTTGAGTAAATACACCTATTCCTAATAATAATAATATTTTCCAGCTATCTTCAACATCTTTAAGAGCCATGATAGCTATAATATGTTCTTCCTCAATATTACTAGTAAATGCTTTATTATTAATTGATATATGTTGAGCCCATTTATTAAGATGGGCTAATCTATTAGGAATAAATATATCATTAATAGATGCGTTTTTAATCATGCTTTTAAGTGTATTAAGGTCATCTTTCATTTTAAGAATCTTTCTATCTTCAGATTTACCAATCAAATTATTAGCTATTTTTGTTTTACCTTTATTATCTTTTTTATTTTGAAGACTCTTTGCTTCTTTAGAATTATCTTGAGTACCACTAGTCATTTTAGAAATTAACTTTTCTTCTTCAAATTCAAGTTCATTTTCAATTTGTTCAATTCTTTCATTAATTTTATTATTATAATCAATTTTGTCCATGATTTCTTTCATAACAATTGCTGGAATGTTAGCTTGTTGAATACAGAACTTAGCTATTTTTTGAAGGTTATTTGCTAAAAATATTGTTGGTCCATCAGTTAAAGTATGAGCATCTTTAGTAGTAATATAAATCCCGCAACTTCCGGATGGGTTTTCATCTTCTTTTTTTTCTGGATTAATAATACTAATGCTGTTAATACGAGTAAGAACAGTTTCACCATTAGCTGAATCTAAACTATTTATTTTTTTAACTTCAGAAGATAAATCAAGGTTATGATTATTTTTTATTTTGGGGGTTCTAGATATTTTGAAATGATTATAAATTTTGTTCCATACAATTGGATTGATATTTTTTAATACTTTTAGATAGTGTAATTTAATAGTTTTCATATCAATATCATTAACAGACGCAAAATTTCTATAAAACTTGGAAGAATTATTAATATAATTATTTTTTTCAACATGATAAATAAAGTCTGATGATTCTTTAAGATCAAAGTATCTTAATAGTGTAAGGTTTTCTTCGCAATGTTGAACTGTTTCAAGAATTTTGTTATAATCTTCATGTAAATAATGAGGCATAACTGTAAACCCATTATTATCAATTAATGGAATAGTTTTACGGCAATCATTGCTAAGAATATTATTAATAATAGCTCCTGGAAACTTTTCCTGGAAATCAGAAATAGTCTGTGTTAATTCACTTTCCTTTGGTAAAGTAGCAGATGAAAGCACTACATTAGGTATTATATTTTCTTTCCAATTTTTTTTAATGATTTTATGTAATTCATGCTCTTTATAATCCATAGTGATAGTTGGTTCATCCCAATATGTAATTATATTTTTTGGTTGATTAAATGCTAACATGTAAAACATAGCAGAGATATAAGACCTAATATCACAAATAATAATTTCAACTTTATCTCCAATAGTATTATCAACTTTTCTAATTTGTCCACTTCTTTTATCTTTAGTAAATTCCTTAGCAGCAAAGTAATGTAAACGAACATCTTCAGCAGATGAACATCCAAAAGCAAAAGCTATTTTTTTATTAATTGATATAGCAGAACGAGCTAAAGCTAATCCAACATGTCTAGCAGCACAAACAAATATAACTTTATATTTTTCTGATAAACCGAGAGGTGTTAATGTTTTCCCGGTACCGGTAGGAGCAATATATAATATTAATTTTGGAGAAGAAGACCTTACAGCAGTATAAATTTCTTTTTGATGTTGATAAAGAAATAAATCGTTAAATTTTAAAATATTAGAATTTTTCTCAATAATTTCAACAGAGTTGTTAAGAATATAAAGAAGCTCAAGATCTTTTTCAAAATTATCAATAAAAGTTAGAACAATTTCTTTAATAAAGCGATTCACTTTTTCTACATTATTTTTTATTAATTTATTTAATGTGTAATAGTAATACATCCATATATTTTTATTATTAGTTTTATTAATTATCATTTGTTCTAGATTATTATAAAGAATAAATTCGTAAATGTTAGAATTTTTAATGTCAATTCCGTCACTATCAAGACGAGACATACGAATTTGGTCACTACTTTTAAGGCGAACAATATTAGAAACATTAATATGATAAATTTTATAAGGAGTTTGGTCAGTTGATTTAGTTCGTTTAGATAAATTTTCAGATGAAAACTTGATAAATTCAATATTATAGTTTTTTATAAGTTCTTTAATTTTATCAGAGAAATACTTAACATATAAGAATTCCTCAATTTGAGTATTATATTCTATCTTTAGAAATGTAAAGATAGAATCAGTTTTATTTATTTTTAAATGAACGTTAGAAAATCCATTTGTTATTAATTGTAAAATCTCATTTTCATCCTTAAAAACGGGAATTTCAATAGATTCCCATTCTGACCTTGATAATTTTCTTTGTTTAAGATCCATGTTTTAATTATATATAAGGAAACCTTTAAATTATTGTGATAAATCAATTTTATTTTTAATTTTTTATTAAATATATAATTTAAAAATTGAAATAATTGAAATAAAAATACACTTATTAAATATTATAATAATGAACGCAAATTATAAAATCATATCGATTGAAGGCAATATAGGTTCAGGAAAATCAACTCTTTTGGAAAGTCTAAGAAAAAAATATGAAGATGATACACATGTTATATTTTTAAGAGAACCAGTAGATGATTGGGAAAAAATAAAAGATAAGGAAGGAATTAATATGTTAAAGAAGTTTTATTTAGATCAAGAAAAATATTCATTTGCTTTTCAAATGATGGCATATATTTCACGTTTAAAGATTTTAAGAGATACAATTAAAGAAATAAAAAAAACAAAGAATCCAGAAGAAAAGTTTATAATAATTACAGAACGAAGTTTATACACTGATAAACATATATTTGCGAAGATGTTATATGACCAAGGTAAAATAGAAGATGTTTGTTATCAAATTTATTTAAATTGGTTTGATGAGTTTGCGAGTGATTTTGATATTAAAAATACCATATATGTTAATACCGAACCAAAAAAATGTTATGAAAGAATTCATAAAAGGTCTCGTGAAGGGGAAGAGGTGATACCGCTTAATTATTTGGAATCATGCCATAATTATCATAATGAATTTTTAGATATTATAAAAACAGAAAAATTAGAAATAGATGGAAATATAGATATTTACAAAAATAGAGAAGTATTGGATCAATGGTTAGAAGAAATAAAATTAATGATAGAGGTTTGATAAATTTGCTCTTTAAGTTGTTTTTAATATATATTATTTTTTTGCTTAAAGCTCTTTAAGTTGTTTTTAATATATATTATTTTTTTGCTTTAAGCTCTTTAAGTTGTTTTTAATATATTTTATATGATAAAGTTATAAATATAAAAAATAAATTCCAATATATAGATTTTAGTTATATAAAACCAGAACAGAATATTAGAGCTAGAGATTTATCTAAATTAGTATTGAATAAAAATGATAATAAAATTTTAATAACGAAGTAAAAAAATTATTAATTTGAAAAACAGATTTTTTTATATAATAAATAATATAAAAATTGAACAAAAACATAAAAATAAATATTGATTCTTGTGGAGTTTGAAACATTTTTATAAAAATTAAATGCTGTTAATTCTTCTATTTCATTAATATCACAAGCCTTAAAACTTTCATCAACATTTTCTGTTATTTGAACAGCAATATCTGCTCTTTGTCTAGTTCTTATGTATCTAAATTCTGGTAAAGTTTTACATTTATAATGATTTAACTGAATAACATCAAAATCAATATTATCATTAAATGGACCATTTATTATATGGCCATTAGTTGATTTTGTTTTATAACCATCAGAAAATACAACCGCATGACAGGTATTAAAATGAATAAAATAGTCTTTTTTAAATAAAGTTTTTATATGTCTATTACCATCTTTTTGACACATTTTAAAACGAAATGTTACAGGGTCGTTTGTTTTTTCACATAATCCTGATGAACCAAAATGTCTCCAATTCATTCCTATTCCATGACAATCATCTACAATATATTCTTTGATGAAATCACAAATATTTTCGTGTTTTTTTAAAACTATAAATTCATCAATATCAATATGAGCTACATGGGTTATTTCACTAGAAAATAAGTAATTTTTTTTAAAATTATGTAAGCAAATATATTGAACACCAAGATGATAATTATTATATGGAAAATGTATAACTTTTAAATTATTTTTATAATTCTCAAGTAAAGATTCATATGTTGGTGTATCTTCATTATCATATAAATAAATATATTTAAATCCTAGTGCCAAATGATATTTTATAAATTCCTCAATATAATCTTGTTCTTTTTTTGCTATACAAACAATTACTGGAAACATTTATATATAAATATTAATATTTAAATATTTATTTTATTATTATAATATAAAATAAAAAAAAAACAAATTAATATTCTATTAATGAAATATTTAATATAGAATTTGGTTTATACTTTAAAAAATCTAATTCTTTTTTTGTAGTAGGAAATAATTCTTTACCATAAATATCCTGTAACATTAACCATTCGAACATTCCTCCAGGATAAACAAAAATATTATAAAATCCAAGAGATAACAATTGTTGGAACCTTTTTTGAATCATTTCATCATTACAATTTTTCCCATAAATAATAATCCTGATATTTTTATTTTGTTTCATAAATTTATTAATTATAATTTCTTCTTCTTGTGCCAGGGTTGTATTAACAATTAAACAATTTTGTTCTGATATAGATAATGTATTTATTAATAAATATAATTCGGGATTTTGTATAATTGTTTGCATATCTTCATAATTAATTTTTTTCATTGATTGAGTATTTCCCATTAATTTTATATATAATATATTTTTAAATAATTAATAATTTATAAATTATAAAAAAATCAATTAAATTGTACTACAATTTCTACCTTTTCTTTTTTTATACTTTTAGTTGCTGATATTGATAATTCTTCTCGTTTCTTTCTAGTTTTGGCATTATCAAATGCTGTTTCTTTTCGTTTAGATGTACTATTTCTATTATTCATATCTTTCTCAATAACATCATAATTATTTTCAATAAAATCTATAACCTTATTCTCTAATGCCCATTTAAAGAAATTTAATTGACCTATTGTTGTCTCTATAAATTTTCCATTTGTATATGGAATACTGATCCGTTCCCATCTACAAAATGGGTCAAATCTTTTTTTACTATATGCCTTCAATTTCAATTTATAATCGTCATAAACTTTAAATCGTCTTGCTATATTATCATTACTCTGTTCAATAACATATAAAGTATAATATTTTTTAGCATAATTAGTAGCAAACCAATCAACAATTCGTAATGAAATTTTTGATTCTCCAGTTATAATTCTTAGCATTTTATCTAAATTGTTATGAGGATTAAATTCCCCATTTAAATTAGTATTATAAAAATTCATTAGATTCTTTAAAAGTAAATCATTTTGTGTTGTATAAATTAAGTTATTCATTATTTAGACTCCTAAATAATTATTTAAGTAGTTTTTAATACAAAATATTATATTGATTTAAACGAAAATATAATAAACTTTAAGCAATCCTTTTTTTTATTAACTATTAACTTTTAACTATTATCTATCAACTATTAAAATAAGAATTTTATAATATTTATTTATATTATAATGAATTCTTTTATGAATAAATACTTCGGTCCACTTCCAAGAGAATATTGCGTTTATTTTTATATTTTAAGTGTATTTTTTGGAATTTTATTTGTTGTTAGTTTGTTTTCAATTGCTTCATTCATTATTATGCATTTCAAAAAAGTTAATTCTTTGTTTATCATAAATTCTTTTTTAATATTATTTAATACTTTCTTAGGATATTTAGCAAATAGACTTCTAAATACTATGTGTGTTAAAACTATTTAATTACTTTGGGAATTTTGATTTTCTTCACTATTTTTAATTCTTCCTTGTGTAGTATTTATTGGTTTTAAAAACATATCTCTTGTTACTATATCATTTACATAGCTTGTTTGAAGATATGGATTTACACCTCTTTGAGAAACCAATTCACGACCAGCCATTTTATTATCAATTTCTTCCCGACTTGTACCATTCAAGTTTTGGTTTCTTGAAAACATCGTATTAGTTATATTTATCATATCATTGTCTTGATTAAAAAAAGAATCTTCTTCTAAAGATTGATTAATTGCGTTTTGTTGAGAATCATAATTTACTTCGTTATAAATATTTACTTGTTCTTTTTTTTCTGGAATTTCTCTTGCGCTTTTATAATAGGGCTCCCCTTTGCTCCATTTCCAATAATTCATTATTATAATGATTTTTAAAATAATGAATTAATAAACTTATTTTTTATATTCCCTCACGAGTAATAACTAGATTCTTGGTAAACATAAAGGCATCTTTGTTAGTTCGTCTTCTTTTTAAGTTGCATTCTAAACAAGCTACAACTAAGTTACCATTATTATGTCCGATATTATTATTAATTCTATCTAATGACCATTGTTTTAATTCTCTAACTATTTCATATAAAATAAATATTTCTTGAGAACAATAATGACATTTTAATTCACATGTTTTTAATAAATCTAACACTTGTTCAAAATTTACAAATAACGATTCGTCTAATTTTTTTTTTAAGATATCTTGTTGTTTATAGTTGGATATCTTATTTTTTATATGGGATTTAAAAATAGATGTATATGTATTTTTTTCTTCTTTATCATCCAATAATCTTTTTAAAATACTTAATTGTTTTTCATGACTTAAATCATTGTTAGTTAGTCCCCAGGTTTTTGTTTCAACTCTCATTTTTTTTTCTTTTTCAATTCTAATTTTTTTTATATTGTTTTCAAAAGGAATTTATATCGCAATCTTTTTTACATCATTTTTTTGATTTTTAACAATTTCATTATTCATATATCCTATACTAACAAAAAAACATTAATATATAATAATTAAAAAGTTTTTAACAATATAAATTGTTTTAATATTAATATAAAAAAGTGAGTTAAAATTATTGGGACATTATATAATATAAATGGAAAAAGAAGATCAAATAAGTGATTGTCATGAATTAAAAAGTTTAAAATATAAAACGATGATATTAAATGGTGTTTCATGGCCTGAAACTAAATCTTCTAGTGATTTGACTAATTTAGATAAATTTTTAGAAAATGAAAAAATTAATAATTCTAATGAACCTTGGAGTAAATTAGATAAGACTGCTAAAATAAAAAAATTATCATTATTTGCCGATAATTACAAAAACGATAATAATTTAACAGAAATTGAACATAATAATCTAATCTCTTTTTTTAGAGATTGTTTAGATAGAAAAAAATTACAAAGAGTTAAAGATGTTAATTATAATAAAGAAACTGGAGAAATAAAAGAAATTCCTGCGCTAAGTTATAATAAACTAACAAATCATTTTACATTAAAAAATGTTGATAAAAGAGTTTCAACCGTAAGGGGGTTGGCTCCTAAGAAAAAGCAGGGAACTATAAAAAATACAAAGGTAAACGATTATGATTCTGAAAAAGACGAATAAATTAAAAATTGAATAATATATAAAAACTATTTACAACGAACTATATTATATTAATATATAAATAAAAATGTTAGAAGAATTAATAGATATTACAGAAATTATTATTCCAGAAGAAGACCCCAAATATTTTAATGATGAAGAGTCTTTAGAATTATATCAAACATGTATTTATATGATGGAAGAATTTATTAAAGAAAATCCAAAAATTATTGTAGAACCAGATTTTGAAGAAGTTTTTGATGAAAATATTGAAGAATTAATGAATTCTCACTTTGAATTTGATGTATTTTACACTGAGGAGGCTGAAGATGAAATGGCTGAAATTATTGAACACGCTAAAAATGATTTATTTGAAGATTTTATTCCTCCTAGATCTTATCCTGATACAATTATTTTAAAAGAACCAAATTATGAACTTATAAGTAAAAAAACTAATCTTTTAAAAAATAAACCTCAACCAGAGCAAAGAACATCCCAATGGTATCAGTTTAGACATAATTTAATTACAGCTTCCAATGCTTATAAAGCGTTTGAGAATCAAACAACCAAAAACCAATTAATTTATGAAAAATGTCAACCATTGAATTCGTTTAATGAATCTAAAGAAATTGTCATGGTAAATACTAATACAACTTTACACTGGGGACAAAAATATGAGCCTCTTTCGGTAAAAATTTATGAAGACACCTACATTACGAAGGTTGACGATTTTGGATGTATTCAACATGACACATACAAGTATGTAGGCGCATCTCCCGACGGCATAAATGTTGACAAATCCTCACAACGATATGGTCGCATGCTTGAAATTAAAAATATTGTTAATCGTGAAATTGACGGCATTCCTAAAAAAGAATATTGGATTCAAATGCAACTTCAAATGGAAGTTTGTGACCTTGATGAATGTGACTTTTTGGAAACCAAATTTACTGAATATCTTGATAGACAATCATACTTAGACGATACTTCTGATGAAATATTTGAAGATGAAGATGGAAATGAATTTAAAAATGTTTGTTTATCTAAAGATGAAAAAACTAAGGGCATTATTATTCATTTTCATACTACAGAAGGTAAACCATTTTATGCTTATAAACCTCTAGATATTGTTCATCCAACAGATATATCGGAATGGGAAGAAAAAACAATTGATTACTATCAAGACAATCCTAAGAACAATAAATATACATATATGAAAACTATTTATTGGAAATTAGAACAATTTAGTTGTGTTCTTGTTTGTAGAAATAAATTATGGTTTAATGATAATATTTCAGAATTAGAAGAATTATGGTCTACTATTGAAAAAGAAAGAATATCTGGTTATGAACATCGGGCTCCAAATAAAAGAGATAATTTTAAAAAAGATTATAATTTTACTAAATCTAATGAATTTGGTAATGGTTCTTCAATGTTAAAATTTGACAAAGAAACTGGTAAAATAACTATATCCAAATTGGATATTGTATTAGATATTTAATAATGTTATTATACCTTTTTTTGATAATTAACTTAAAAATTACTTGAATAATATACATAATAATGTCAAAATTTATAAAATTAACTAATTTAATAATTAATACAAAATTTATACAATCAATAGTTATAAAGCCAAATAAATATTATATTAATGTTGTGAGTAACAAATTTGATGGGTCTAATTGGAGCAGTCCTATTATTGGAATTGGTACTATTTCTTCATATAATTCTGAAATTGAAGTGTGTGAAACTGAAAATTCTAGTGATTATAAAATAGTTTCTGATTGGATTCATAAAAATTAATTCTAATTCTAATACACTAATACAATATATTTTCATTTGTTGGTATTGAATAAAATAATTCATTTGGTTCAGCTCTAAAATAACCAACACGAGCCCCTGGTCCTTCTTCAGCTGGAGGCAGTGGGTAAATTATATTTGATTTAGTATTTTTTTTATCATGATATACTGCGCCACAGAAATCGGCACGAACACATGTTCCCTCATCTGGATTATAATGATATCTTAAATTATTTGTTAGTTGTTTATAAGAACCAACCTTAAATACTGGATATCTCCACCACATATCACTATAATTATTAAATGATGTTTCATTTTTACCTATTAATGGATAATCATTTAAAATTGCTTGATCTACAGAAATAGGATAAGTACCAGGTGTACTTAAGTCATTGGTTTCAAATCCCTCTTTTAAAAAAGGAGCTAAATATAATCCTAATACTAATATTACTATTAAAAAAATCATACCTTTTGTTATGGAAAAAATCATGCTCTTCATTATATATTATAACTTTATAAAATTAAACTTATATTATTTAAAAAAAGAAAAAAGAAATACTATTTATAAACTTTTAAGAAAATTAACTTAAAATAAATATTACATTAATTATATAATATGGACTCCAACAATATGCGTGTAACTAAAAGAAATGGGGATTTAGAAGAAATAGCATTTGATAAAATATTGATTAGAATTAAAAAATTAGGCCAAGAGGCTAATATAAATATTAATTATCAACAACTTGTTATGAAAGTTATTGACCAATTATTTGATACCATTCCTACTACTAAAATTGATGAATTAGCTGCTGAACAATGTGCTTCATTATCTACATTACATCCTGATTATGCTACATTAGCTGGACGAATTATCGTTTCTAATCATCAAAAAAATACTGATTCTGATTTTTCTAATGTAATGACGGAATTATATAACTTTGTAGATATACACGGCAATCATAATCCTCTTGTTTCAGAACAATTATTTATTTTTGTTAATAAATTTTCTAAACAATTAAATGAAATGATTGTTCATGATAGAGACTTTTATATTGATTATTTTGGATTCAAAACATTGGAACGAGCTTATTTATTTAAGAAAGGTAATAGTATTATAGAAAGACCACAATATATGTGGATGCGTGTAGCTATTGGAATTCATGGAGATATTTGTAATGAAAATTCTTTAGCTCTAGTTAAAGAAACTTATGATTTAATGTCGAAAAAATACTTCACTCATGCTACACCAACTCTCTTTAATGCTGGCACTTCGCGTTCTCAAATGAGTTCTTGTTATTTAATCGCTATGGAAGATGATAGCATTGAAGGTATTTTTAATACTTTAAAAGATTGTGCTCATATTTCTAAATGGGCTGGTGGAATCGGACTTCATATTCACAATATTAGAGCCAAAGGAACTCATATTCATGGAACAAATGGCACTTCAAATGGTTTAATTCCTATGTTGCGTGTCTTTAATAATACTGCTAGATATGTTGATCAATGTGTTCATCCCGAAACAATTATTTATACAACAAATGGACCACTTCAAATACAAAATTGTTCATTTGGAGAAACAAAAATATTTAATTTAACTGGTAATTGTGAAACAATTGAAAATGTTCTTGAACATCCCTATGAAGGTGAAATATATAATATTGAAACAATGCATTGTATAGATAATCTTAAGATTACTCCTGAACATCCTATTTTTGTTTTAAGAAATCAAACTAAAGGCATTAATTATGATGTTATTAAAAATAGAATTGAAAAAAATTTAATTAATTTTGAATGGATAGAAGCTAAAGAATTAGATTTAAATGATATGATTATTTATAGTATACCTCAATGTAGTGATGATATTACTAATATTTCAACAGATGATTGTTTTATGTATGGAATTATATTAGGAGATGGAAGTATGAGTAATGAAGACCAAAATGGATATATTTCATTACATACTTATAATAAAAAACATTTACTTGATTTTGCCATTAATTATTTTGAAAATAAATGTGTTCAATATAGAATTGAAACAAATGAAAATACAACTAGAATAAGATGGAATAAAAACATTAATATGCCATTCAGATATAACGACATTTATGATGTTAATAAAGAAAAACGTGTTCTTTCAAAATGGTTAAATTTGCCTATCGAAAAAAGCAAATATGTATTAAAAGGTTTATTAGAAACTGATGGTTGTAATAATACAGAATTAGTTTTTGATAATACATCTAGAAATTTAATTGAAAGTGTTAGATTTATATGTCTTAAAATGGGAATATTAACTAGTGGGTATATAAGAGATAGAGTTGGAGAAAGTCATCAAACAAAAAATGGTATTATTACCAATAAAAAGATAAGTTATTGTCTTAGAATTCCCAAAACAGAAGATATTTGTAAATTAATGAATATTAATTATAATGATAAACAATTTTATAAATTTTTGAAATATAAAAATTATTTGTTAACAAGAATAAAAGATATAAAAAAGGAAGAATATAATGGAACATTATATGATTTACAAATGAAAAATGAACATAATTATATGTTACACAATGGAATTGTTCATAATGGAGGCGGAAAGCGTAATGGTTCTTTCGCCATTTATTTAGAACCTTGGCACGCAGATATTTTTGAATTCCTAGAATTAAGAAAAAATCATGGTGATGAAGAATTAAAAGCACGTGATTTATTTTATGCTTTATGGATTTCTGATCTATTTATGGAAAGAGTTAAAGAAAAAGATGGTAAATGGTCTTTATTTTGTCCTCATGAATGTCCTGGATTATCGGATGTTTATGGAGACGATTTTGTAAAAATATATGAAAAATATGAATTAGAAGGCAGAGCAAGGAAAACTATTGTAGCTCGTGATTTATGGTTCGCAATTCTTGACGCACAAATGGAAACAGGAACACCTTATATTCTTTATAAAGATGCTTGTAATAAAAAATCTAATCAAAAAAATATTGGAACAATTAAATCGTCAAATTTATGTTGTGAAATAAATCAGTACTCTGACGATAAAGAGACCGCGGTATGTAATCTAGCATCAATAGCTTTGCCAGCATTCGTAAATCAACAAACTAAACAATTTGATTATGATAAACTTCATGAAATTACCAAGGTTGTAACTAACAATTTGAATAAAGTAATTGATATTAATTTTTATCCTACAGAAAAAACTAAACTTAGTAATTTTAGACACCGACCTATTGGTATAGGTGTTCAAGGGTTATCGGACGCATTTATTTTAATGGATATTCCATTTCACTCAGATGAAGCCAAATTACTGAATAAGAATATTTTTGAAACCATTTATCATGCTGCTTTAGAAAAAAGTAATGAAATGGCTATACAAAGAACTAACGTTATTAAAGAATTATTTGAAAAGAGCATTTCTTCTGTATTAGAATATATTCAACCTGAAGAAAATGATAGTTTTTCTTTAAGAGAACAAAAAAACAATCAAAAATTATTTGGTGCTTATACATCTTTTGAAGGTTCACCAGCATCTAAAGGAATTCTTCAATTTGATATGTGGTCAATAGAACCTAGTAACCGTTATGATTGGGCAAAGTTAAAACAATCCATTATTGAAAATGGTTTAAGAAACTCCTTATTAATTGCTCCTATGCCTACTGCGTCTACATCACAAATTTTAGGATACAATGAATGTTTTGAACCATTAACTAGTAATATTTATTCTAGAAGAACTTTAGCAGGCGAGTTTGTTGTAGTTAATAAATATTTAATGAAAGAATTAATTAACCTAGGATTATGGAATGAACAAATTAAAAATAATATTATTGCTAATCAAGGATCAGTTCAACAATTATCTAATATTCCTGAACATATTCGTAACAAATATAAAATAGTTTGGGAAATTCCTATGAAGCATTTGATAGATATGGCTGCGGATAGAGGTGCGTTTATTTGTCAAAGTCAGAGTCTTAATTTATGGATGGAAGATCCTGTTTACAATAAATTAACTTCAATGCATTTCTACGCATGGGATAAAGGATTGAAAACAGGAATTTATTATTTAAGAAGAAAGGCTAAACATCAAGCACAACAATTTACAATTGAACCTGAAAACAAAGTATAAAAAAAAGAAGAAATTTGTGAAATGTGTTCTGCTTAAAAAAATTTTTACTTTTTGTTACGATATTTCCTTGATTTTCTTTTTGAGTTTTTAGATTTTCTTTTTGAGTTTTTAGATTTTCTTTTTGAGTTTCTTTTTGAATTTCTTTTGGACCCTGCTTTTTTTGGAAAACTTACATATTTTATTCCAGTTATTCTTTTATATCTTCCTAATCTACTTTTTTCATTATTTTCATTTTTTATTTCTTGAATACTTTTTCCTGTCATTTGCGATTCCAAAATATCATTATCTATTTGACCACATAATTTTAACCCTGGTTCACCTAAACCTTCAGGATTTATACCTTCGGGTGTAAATTCATTTACAATTTTAATAATTGGATTTATAGGATTTAAATCCTTTAAAACTAAATATATATCTGGTTCTCCTATTCCACAGACTGGAACTTCTTGATTTTCATCAAAATGAATTCCTTGAAACCATAAACGATAAAAAACTCTTAAGCATGCTACAACATCAATTAAGGCATTATGTAAGGCTTCTTCTTTTGGAGCATATCCAAACATTATAAAATAGGCTTGATTTAATCTAGGCATTTTATAAATTGGAGGATTTTTATTACAATTATATGTGTAGCAAATTTTTACACTATTAATTGCTTTACATGCTGTACAATAAAATTTATCTCTTGATGAAATGAAGATATCAAACAAATCTTTTTGTTCTGTTCTGGCGCATTCAGCCAATAACATATTCATATCAAAAGTAACATTATGTCCAGTCACTACATCTGCGTTATTAAAATAATCCATAAATTCATTTAGAGCTTTATCCATATTCACCCTTGTGTCATTTTGTAATCCAGCTTCAATTGCCATTCTAGTAATTGGATGTGCTTGTGCTAAATATTCAGAAGTAGTAAACTTTTCGGGAAGATTTATATAAATATCTTTAACAATAGTTTCGTTATTTTCAGTATTTAAAAAAATATAACTAAGTTGAACAATATATGGCCATGTTTCTTTATAATTCTGTAATAATTCAGGCTCTTTATCTAACATTTCTTTTTCTAATTTACTCTCATTTAAAATTTCAGTTAAACGACTGTTATATTCTGACCATGTTTCCCATTTATTTCCATTTTTTATAGGAGGAAAATTATCTTCATTTACTTGAAATGGTGGTAAACCTGTTGTTTCAGTATCAAAAACTAATATTTTTACCATTTTATTTATATAATATATAAAGAAGTAAAAAAAAATTATTATTATTATTATTATGTTTCAAAGAAGTAAAGGAAAATTAAGCAAATTCCTTACAAATTCCAAATGTTCTTCTATGCCATTTTGTAATACCATGTTGTTTAATACCATCCATATGTTTTTTAGAACCATAACCCTTATTTGAATCAATTCCATAACGTTCTACTATTTCAGGATTTTGTAAACAAAGTTCTTCAATATATTTGTCTCTTTCAACTTTAGCCAATATGGATGCGGCCGCAATTGAAGTATATTTATTATCTCCACCTTCAATCAATTGATATTTTAGCATATCCATTTTTGTTTTATTTTTATTTAGAGTTGTATAGGGTTTGAAATAATTACCATCAACTAACAAAAGTATGTCATCATTATTAGAATTATTTAGTTGCTTTAAAATACTTCTAATACCTTTAGCAAATGCTGATTGCGTTGCTTGTAAAATATTAATTTCGTCAATTACTTGTTCATCTTCATATTCGACAGCCCAGGCTATCGCATTTTCTTTTATATATTCTGCTGCTTGTTCAATCTTCTTTTTACTATGAAATTTTTTACTATCTTTCATTAATGAATGATTAAAACTATCATCTTTAGGTAAAATTACTACACCTGCATAAACACGACCAAACATTGGACCTCTTCCAGCTTCATCAATTCCTAATTCTAATATAGATTTGTCTTCATTAAAATATTTATTTAAAGTAGAAAAACTATTTCTTATCTTTTTTTCCTTTTTAATTACAATATTTGTAACAGGTTTTTTTATAATCTCAATTGTTTCATCTAAAGAATCATTATCTACAATTACAGTGTTATTTATATTTGTTTTATTATTTTGTTGTATCATAATAATTATTATATTTATTATAATTTCAGGAATTATAAATCAATTTTTTTACCCAACGTATAACCTATATAATGTTAATAAACAGAATGAACCAAATATATTATTTAGTAAATAGAATAGAATTTTATTTTAGTTCTATCTTTTTTTATAAAAAAGTTTTTTCACATTATAAATTATACAATGAAAGGTAATTTATTAATAGTTTTTGTTATAATATTATTAGGGCTAATTTTATTTTCCTTTTTAGGAGGTAGTAAATTTTATAACGAACTTATGGAAGGGTTTTCAAATGATTCTCAAACATTTACTGCTCCTGATGGTTCCACAGCTGTAATATCAACCGATTCTAATGGACAAAGTGTAGCTACTGTTACACCAACTAGTGGCTTACCTATAACCTATAATGAAGATCCTCCTGATAAAGGACAACACCTAACATCCAAAAATTATATTTCCTATACTGGACCAAATGGTTCTACAGCAATGTTAATTGATTATACTAAAACTGGAGGCACAATTTTTTTTCAAACAAATGATGCTAATGGTAATCAAGTAGAATTTACTCAAAATAATTCTACCTCTGGAACATCATCGTCATCATCTTCATCATCATCGTCATCATCTTCATCAGATAATTCTAATTCATCTTCAGATAATTCTAATCAAAATAGTAATAGTAATTATGATAACTATAATCATTATAATGGTAGTTCATATCCAAGTGAATTTCATGGACCTAATGGCGGAACGGCTAGAATCATACAAACTCCAACCAATAATACAATAGTTATAACTAATAAAAATGGAACAACAGAAATTTATTATATTAATAAAAATGCTAATAGTAATGATACAAAATCATATTATGGTCCAAATGGTGGTTCTGCTAAAGTAATTACCTTAAAAAATGGAAACCAAGCTGTAGAAATTGTTACTCCAAACGGTTCAAAAGTTATTTATTATTCTAATAACACTCAATCTCAAACTAGTCAAGATTCAACTATTAATCAATATACACCTGATACCAATACAACTGGTTCTGATTATACTAATGCTTTTGCAAATATTAATCCATATAGCAATAATTATACTAATCCTTATATAAATACTAATACAATTACCGGACCAGCAGGAAACACATATTCAACATATGATTCATCAGCATATATGAATTCATTACCACAAGGAATTCCTAAAAACATGATATTACCAGGACAAGAAGATTTATATATTTTGAAATCCCAAGTGGTTCCACCAGTATGTCCAAAATGTCCTGAACCAATTGTACAATGTCCTGATAATAATGATGTAACAAAGTGTCCTCCTTGCCCTCCATGTGCTCGTTGCCCTGAGCCTGCTTTTGATTGTAAAAAAGTGCCTAACTACAACTCATTTAATCAAGACTACATGCCAGTTCCAGTTTTGAATAGCTTTTCTGGCTTTGGAATGTAAATTAAGCAAACTTGAACAATTAAGTAAAATATCAAAAAAATACTAATATATTTTATATTTATATATTAATGGGTAAAAATATAAAACAAGAAAAAATATTAAAAAAAAATACAGAAATAAAAATAAAAAACATTATTCTAAAAAGCAAAAAAAAGGTGGTATGTTACGTTATATTTCAAATAAAATAAGTAAAAGACATTCAAATAAAATAAGTAAAAGACATTCAAATAAAATAAGTAAAAGACATTCAAATAAAATAAGTAAAAGACAAAGAATTTCTGTTTCTGATGATGATACTTTAAATCCAATTCATAATGGTTCTAATTTTGAGACAGGTCTGGAAATGAGGGGTGCACCTACCAATAGACAATTACAATTAAGACCTGAAGAAATAAATGTAATTAATAATGAAGAAAATGAAGAAATAAATGGAAAATATGGCGAAGTTGTAAACCCAAATTGTGATGCCTGGGTTTCAGTTTTAATTCAAGATAGCGGAGAAAATAATGAATGTGAAAAACATGAAACGCCTCCTCAAACTCCTTTAGGAGTTCAAAACCAAGAAGGTTATTCAGTTAATACACCACTAGGAAATATTAATAAAATTATGGAACCTCCGGATACCAAAGATGTTATTGTAGGGGTTTCATTAATACAATTTCCTAACATAATAATAGAATACCTAAAAAAGTTAGAAAAAAATAGGCTAAATGGAATAAATTTGCGAGAATATTTATATGATAAATTAGGTAATCAATTTACAGAGATTCCTAGAGATCAAGAAATAATTCTAAATAATTATTATAAATATTTTTTATGTTTATTACAGGCTCGTGGTTTTAATATTTTTCAAAATAATAAAAATATTTTAGATAATTACTTTAAAACTAGTGTTTTTAATGATTCTAATCAGACAGATTTTAATAGAAAAGAATTTTTAATTTTGCTTCAAACATTTTTCCATCTATTATTTTTAAGGAAAAATTAAAAAATAAATTGCGAATTGATTTTACTGGGGAAGCGTTAGCAAGTGTTACCGGACTAGGTACCAATTTTGGAAATCCGAATGATCAATATATTAGTAGTTTTGAAAAAAATAAAGAGCCAGGAGTGAAGTGTGAAGACCCTGAAATAGAGTGAATAAAAGAATGTATTAAAAATAGAAAAAATAATTATTTATATAAAAAAGATAGTAGTAATAAATGGAAATTACAAACAGTTGAAGAAGCAAAAGATATTGGTGAAAAAATTAAAAATAATGTTTTTAAACAACAATGTGCTAAATGTTGGATTTGTAATTGTGATATTTATCATTATTATTGGCAAAATGGTAATGAAATAATAAATTTAAATAGTAAATGTGGTGAAGATGAGCATGTTTTTCCACCAGGAGTTGGTGATATTTTAGGAATCCTAAATCAAAGCGCAAAAATAATGAAAAAAATCATTTCTGAAAAAGGACCTGAAACTTTATATTTATATGGTTTACGACTATCACATTCATTTTGTAACCAAGTAAAATCAGATTTTTTATTTTATTATTTAATGAAGCTTAACGACAAAATTGATGATAATAAATTAAATGAGGAATGGAAAAATTGTTGTAATAATTCGTTTAATATTATGTAAAAATAATATTATTGTATTATATTATTGGATAATATGGAATATAAATATAAAATTTCAGTGATTTCTCAGTTTAAAAATGAAAGCATGATAATGGATGAATGGATACAACACTATATTTCTGAAGGAATTCAACATTTTTATTTAATAGATAACGGTAGTACTGATAATTATTTAGATATATTAAATAAATATATTGAAAAAATTACTCTTGTCGTAGATAGTTATCGTCATCCTGAAACCACACAAAATATATTAATGAATAAATATTTTTTAGATTTAGTTAAAAATGAGAGTGAATGGACAATTATTTGTGATATGGATGAATACATTTACAGTAGAAACGAATATAAAACTATATTCGATTACGTAAATAATATACCAAATAATATTGAAAAAATAATATTACCCTGGAAAAATTTCGGAAACAATAATATCGTAAAACAACCATCATCTATAGTTTCTTCTTTCACAATGTATGAAGAAGCGAATGCTTACAAAGAAAGAGTACATGAAAATAATTGGAGAGGTCATTGTAAATCTTTAATTAAAACTCAAAATCTAAAAGTATTAGAAATTCATTGTTCAGGATTAAACATTAATGATAATTTACATTTTTCAGATTTTTCAGAAGCACCTAATATTAAATCATATAACATAACAACTCAAAACTTACATATTAATCATTATCAACATATGTCCCTTGAATATTATAGAAATGTAAAAATGATTCGTGGACATGGACAAAGCCAAGTTAATGATTATAATTTAAATAGATTTGAAAGTGAAAATAGATATTTTAATGCTGTACGTGATTATGAATTACATAATAAAAAAAATTATCTCTAACATATCCTAACCTAAATCGTAGGTATAAATTCCCAATCAAGTTCTTCGCATATTTTTTTCCAAATATTATCCTGTTCAATCCTTTTCTCTCTATCCTTCAACATTGGAAAATGTTCCAGTTTTAAATTCTACAATGAAGGATACATTAGACGTATCCTCTATTTTTGTAGAACCAGAATATTATTCGATCGAACAACGTGCTGTTATGCTTTCAGAAGATTTTGAACATTATGCCAAGTTTGTAACAGTAAACAGTTTGGATATATGTCACATAGAGTTCGTACATACTTTTGGAAATAAAAAACATCCAAATCCTATCAAAAACTCAAATGTAGTCAAGTTAAATGATACAGAGAATCACTATAAAATAGTATATGAATATATTGCTGGAGAGAAATCACTAGTAAATAAAGTGTATAAAATAGATAATATTACGGTTGAAAATGAATATGTATTACCTCATTCAACAGTAGCACGAGTTAAATTTGGCGGATATACCTCAACCGTTGTAACCCACGCTTTACCTGTATCAACATTTAAAACAACGCTTTTTGTAAAAGCTTATAGAAATTACTGGAGTTATAATAACAAAGAAGACAATTATTTAAATCTCTTGTATCCATTCGAGTATTTGGTAAATTTAGTAGGTGATAGATTTACATATAACACAATGTTCACAACTTTAAAACAAGACAATCAATAAAAGTATAAATAAAAGTATCAATAAAAGTATCAATAAAAATAACAACAATTATAATCTATATTATAATTACACTATAACTACAATAAGAAAATATTTAAATGATAATATAGCTATAAAATTAGAAGATCAAGCTAAAGAAGGAGCTAGTAATATAGGAAATATGTTGAAATTAAAATTATTAATTTATATAGTTCAAATTGGAAAAGATATAATTGGTAAGGACTTTACCAAGAAATGGAATATAATATAAAGTAAAAAATTGAATTAATCATAATAGGAAATCAGATATAATAACAATAATAATAATTCAATGAATCAATCAATCAATTTAAGACCAAATCAAATCAAGGCTCTTCAAGTATCAATAGACAATGATTTTGAATCCGGTATTCATTTTCATGCGACAGGCACTGGTAAATCATGGATAGCAATGAATATAATCAAAAATTATAATGAAAAGTATCCTAATGGTAATATCCTGTGGATTTGTGAAAAAAAATCTATTCTTATTGAACAATTCAATATGAATAATATAAAAGAAAGAAATTTCTTATCAATTATAAAAAAATTCAATGTTCTTAATTTTTCAGATTATAAACTAGATAATTGGTACAATAGTGTCAATTCGTCCAAATATTGGAATAAACCTTTGCTACTCATTATTAATCGTGCTTATCTAGTTTCAAGCGATAAATATAAAAAAATAAAAGTGCCTATTAATCTGATAATTCATGATGAATGTCATACAATTATAAATGAAACAACACGATTATTTTATGAACACTATTTAAATTCTTTAACAAATATAATACCTAAATGTATCGGATTCTCTGCCACACCAGAGATGTCATATAAACCTTATGACAATATTTTATCACAATATTCCATTTATGATTCTTTTATGGATGATGTGATTGTACCGCCTAAAATAAAATGGTTTACATGCGAACAAATGATTGACCAAAATGAAATAATTTCTTTAACAAAACAATTAGTAGAAAAACCTCATATTATTTATAAAAAAATAATTATATGGTGTGGTATGATTGAATTATGTATAGAGTTAGCTAAAAAGTGGCAAGTATATTTTAGCGATTATCTTATTTGTATTGATACTAGTGAAAAAAATAATTCTCAAGATATCATTGGTGATTATGATGCTTTTAAACAAGCAGAATCAAAAGCTATTCTATTTTGTGCTTGTAAGCATAGAGAAGGTTCTGATATAAAAAATCTGGATTGTTGTATATTCCTTGATAAAGTTGAAAATAGATCACCAAAAGTATTTGTCCAATCTATAGGTCGTGTTCTAAGGCTAGATGCTAATAGACTTAAAAAGTTTGGATTAATTATTGATATAAAAGCTAAAAATTCTTATGCTATATGTAATAAATTAAATGATTATCTTAAATTACCAAATAATATATTTCCTTGGAAGTATAATTATATAACAGTTAACTCTACTTTTAACGGAATAAGTAAATTAATCAAAATTAATACGCTTACTATGACCAAATTAAAACCTGTACCTATACCTATACCTGTAACTATACAAGAATCTTTAAGCAATCCTTGTTCTATATCCAGGTCTGACATTCAGAAATTATTTATTAGAACTTTTCCTTCTAATCTTCCTATCTATAATGAACGATTAGCTTATGAGCTAAACTTACTTGAAAGAAAAAATCTATTTTATCATCTTATTCAGGCAATACAAATTCTAAAAATTACAAAAAATATGCCACATGTTACCAGAGGTTCTTGTGGTTCATCTTTAGTGTGTTATTTGCTAGGAATAAGTCATATTGACCCTATTTTAAATAATATAAAATTCTCAAGATTTCTGAATGAATATAGAAATAATTTACCCGATATTGATTTAGATTTTCCACATAATTTACGCGACGAAGTATTTTTAAAGATTGAATTACAATGGCCAGGTAAAGTAGCTAGAATTAGTAATCATGTTCATTATCATGAAAAATCAGCTTTAAGGCAAGCTATAAGAAACGCAGGCGTTCATAAATTTATTGCTAAAAATGATATTAATAAAGAAATAAGATCAATGCCAAAAGAAACACAAAAGTTTATTAATGATGAGAAGAAAAAATTAGATAATACATTCAAATGTTATTCATTACATTGTGGAGGCATAGTATATTATCCTGATGGAGTACCTGAAGACAATTTAATAAATAAAAATAGCTCATCTATAAAACAAGTTAAAATGAATAAACATGAAGTAGCGAAGGATAAAAATTTCAAGATTGATATATTATCTAGTCGTGGTTTATCACAATTGTATGAAATACATAAATTTTCAGAAATTGATTTTGAAGAATTTAAATATGATAAAAAAACATTTGATATGTTACATAGGGGAGACAATTCTGGAATCACGTTAGCTGAATCTCCTCTAATGAGAATTGCTTTAATGAAATTCAAACCAACTAGTTTGTATGATTTAGCTGTTTGTTTATCTATTATCAGACCAGCAGCTAGAGATGCGAGAAATATAGACACCAATTTTACGAGTTTACAAGAATTGAAAGATGTTATTATATTTGATGATGATGCTATAGATATTATTTCTAAAGTATGTAAGGTTTCAGAAGAAGATGCGGATAAATATAGAAGAGGGTTTGCGAAAGGAGACAAAGAATCCATTGCGGATTTCAAAAGGGTAATTGATAATTTATCAAATGAT